GTGCTTATTTTCAAGTGATTAACGAGGATCAACGAAAAGAAATGGATAGAGTGAAGCGGTTCCGTTAGACTGTTTAGTAATCGTGTTTATGGTTGGTTTCTGTGGCTGCTTATAACGCTGATATTGAAGTTGTTGTAAAAGGTGTCAATAAGGTTACAGCGTTAACTAATCAGATTAAAGCTGCAAATAAAGCTGTTAATGCGTTAAATAAAGAAGTTATTGGTAAGAATGCAAGAGGTGGAACAGAATATTTTGACAAAGTAGGAAAAAAAGCAAGATTAGCAACTTTAAGTATTAGTAATCTTCAGAAAGCTGTTTCAAAGTCAAGTGCGACTTTAAATAAAGCAACTTTAGGAACAGATCAAGCAAGTGATGCTGCTAGAGGTTATGTCGCTGCAAATCAAGCTTTAAATGATCAGCTTCGTAAACGAATTGCATTATTAAAAGAAACAGAAAGGGCAATGGCCTTTGAAAGATTTGCTGCTGGAGATTTATCAGGTCGCACTCAATATTCTTCACCTATCGGTCCTAAAGCTAAAAGAGGTGGAGGTGGTGGAGGGACACCAAGGCAAGGGAAAGGGATGATGAGTGGGTTTAGTGGTACAAGAGTTGGTCAAGCTGTCCTTGGTGGTGGATTTCCTGCTTTATTTGGTCAAGGTATTGGTGGTGTTGCAGGTGGTGCTGCTGGTGGATTGCTTGGTGGTTTTGCGGGAGGCATTGCAGGTTCAATTTTAGGATCAAGAGTTGAAGAATTTGCTCAAGCTGCTGCTGAAACAGGAAGAGCATTGGCTTCTGTAGGGGAAGCTTTTGACATGATGCAGGAGAAATCTTTATTTTCTTCTGAAGCTATTGAACGAAATGTTGAGGCATTAATTCTTCAAGGGAAAATTCAAGAAGCTGCTACTGCTATTACAGATGAATTATCTACAAAGATAGGAAATAAAGGTGTTTCAAGATTGAAGGAATTAGGAGAAGTTTCAAAAGTAACAATGAAGTTATGGAATGAATTGAAGATTCAAATGCAAGCAGTTGCTACGAAAGCAATTCTTCCATTGTTAAAATTAATTAATAAGGTTTTAGGTCAGACGACAGCAGGTAACAGGTTAAGAGCATTAGAAGATGATTTGAAAGGAACAGAAGAAGGAAAGAATTTAAAAGCAGATATAGAGGCAAAAGCAGGAGTTAATTCGATGACAGGTAAAACAAAACTAAGCACTTTAAGTCCTGAAGAAATGCAACAACTGATAGATAAATATAAGCGAGCTCAAAATGATTTAAGGACAGGAGCTTCAACTGTTGGGATTTCAGATGAAGATCTTAAGAATGCAGAGGAGATTATCAAGAAAAACAGAAAAGGATTAGATATGGCTTTAGAACAACTTGAAGCAACAAGAGAGTTATATCAAGCAAAATTAGATGGTAATGAAAAAGAAGTAATCAAGAAACAAGAAATTGAAAAAGTGATGAAGACAATCAAAGGAATGGATGATGCAGAATTAGAAGCTGCTAGAACAAAACTTGAATTAGCGTATGATCAAGCTGATGCAGTTAAAACTACTGCAAAAATAAAAGAAGAAGCAGATAAACAAGAATTAGAACGTAGAAAGAAAATTGCAGATTTATTAGCAACAGAAACAACTAATGCAATCGTTGGATTAATTGATGGCACAAGAACATTAGGAGAATCATTGAAAAATATTATTAAGCAGATGGCAGCAATGTTTATACAAAAGAAAGCGATGAGTTTCTTTGGAGGAATGATGGGGCTTGAAGAAGGAGGTTATGTCTCTAACGGTATAAAACCTTTTAGCTCTGGTGGTTTGGTTACTAAACCCACAATGGGACTCGTAGGAGAAGCAGGTGAGGATGAGTATATAATTCCAGCTTCTAAGATGGCTCAGTCAATGCAACGGTATTCAGCAGGTGCTAGGGGTGAATCTGTTATTCCTGGTACTGGTCAATCTTCAGCAGGTGGTGGAGCTGATGCACAAACAACTGTTAACTATTCTGGCCCAATATTAAACTTCAACTCTGAAGAATTTGTTCCTAAATCTGCAATAGGTCAAATCATTAATAGTGCAGCTTCTAGAGGCTCAAAAGCTGGAGAAGCTAGAACATTATCTAGCCTCCGAAATTCTCGTAGCAGAAGGGGTAATATAGGGTTATGACAACAAGTACTGGCTATGTAGCCCTAACCAATTTTATTACTGTTACTAAATCCGACGGAACTGGCCCAGATAAAATAGGAACAGCTTTTAGCCCTTACCACAAATTCCAGAACGGTAAACAAACTATAGGAGGTGGCTTTCCTGCTTTTCAACAACATAATTATCTTTCATTTATTTACCAAGGAGCAGCACGTAACAGGTCAGGTGACAACATGATTTCTTCTTTAATTCTTGCAAATAGTGAGATAAGTATGAATTTTGCAGTAGAAGCAGTGCAAGAAAAATATCATATTAAAGTTGAAACTTGGCTTATGACAGAAAATTTTGGACAACTTAAACAACTATCAGAGGAAACATGGCTAGCATCTCAATTAAGTTATGACCCCGAAAGTATTGAACTTATTTTAAGTTCTGCTATAGATGCTGTTGGAGCAAATGCGCCAGACAAAGTTTTAACAAGGGATCTTGTTGGTTCGTTACCTGTTACTGGATCGCTACAAAACAGGTGAGACCACATCGATTAATTGGTCTACCTTATCGTTTAGGGGCTGACCCTGAAAAACATAAAGCAGGTGATTGTTTATCTTTAGTTCGCACAGTATTAGCAAATTATGGTTTTACTGTTCCCAAAGGACAGCGTGATTGGTATAGAAGACTAAGAAGGAAAGACTATAGTATCTTTTTTGAAGAATTAAATAGGTGGGGAGTTGATTCACCCCCTAAACTAGGAACAATTGGCCTTTGCAAATCAGAAGATGGTTATGGCATGGCTGCATTTTACGAGGACGGATGGCTGAGTTATCAAAAAACATTAGGAGGCCAGGTGGTGATTTGGTTACCCCTAAACGCCCTCATGGTAAAAGGCTGTTACTTCCAACGGAAGTAGAATTATGTAAGGTCTTAGGAATAACTGAAGATGAATATTGGCTATTTATAGATTCAACTGCTGCTTATAACGGACAAAGGCCAAAAGGATATGAATTAATTCCTGATATAAGAAATGATGCTATTAGTGGTTATATTGCTTCTGTTGGTGTAAAAGCTTTCTGGACTTCAGTAGGAGTTGCTGTTGCTTCTGCAACTGTTTCCTATCTGTTAACACCTAAACCACAGGAGGCCAAACAAGGAGGGTCTAGGAGAACTGCTGATTCAATTGGTAATAGAAAATTTGCGCCACAAGCATCTTTTAATTCAGTTCAAGCTTTAGCTCAGCTAGGAGATTCCATTCCTCTTATTTTTGCTAATCAAGTAATAGATGGAGATAATGTTTTTGGCGGGTTAAGGGTTAACAGTCAGTTGTTATGGTCTCAATTTGTAAGTCTTGGAAAATATCAACAATTAAAAGCACTTGCTTTGTTTTCGCATGGAACTATTGGAGAAGATCCTGATTATGAAGGCTATGCAGTAGGAGATACTCTTTTGAATACTTATAACGCTTATAAAGTCAGTCTTTATTTCAAAGATGGAAGTATTTCCGAAAACAATAGAATTACCAAATTTGATAGATACGACCAATCCAAGTTAATTATCCCAGTAAGTCAAGATAAAGATGATCCGTTTGAAGTTGGTGTACCTAATAAAGCAGGAACAACGGCTCCGACATTAACAAGTAAATCTTTCAGTGGAGCTAGAAACCCAACGACACAAACAACTTTTGGTCTTTATGCTCCTATCCCTAATTGTCAAGTTTGTAGATTGCCTTATGAGTTGGTTCGTCCTCCTAGAGGAGCAACGGGAGATGCTATTGAAGCTATGGCAAGAAAACGGAAAAAAGTTGAATTTGCAAAGTGGCCGACGAGGGCGGGTTTTATACAGGTTAACAATGTAAAAACAAGAGGTTTAAAATCTCTCAATGTAGATGATATTGTTTTTTATCAAATAATAGGAGAGGAAAGCGGGGAGAATAATGCGTTACAAAGAGTTTATGACAATGATCCAAATACTCCAGGTTATCAAACAGTTACAGGAAAAGGAAACGCAGACGCTTTCAATTACAGACCTCATGGAGTCGCCGATGTTGACAGTTTTACGACTTCAATAAGAGAAAACACAGACAGTTTATTAGCAGTTGGAGAACAATACTTATTAGGAACGGCTCTTGTTATCTGCATTGAAACAAGTAAGCCTATGCCTTGGACAATTAAACAAAGTAAACATTATGGATTCAAAGTTGTAGAAGCTGGTGAATTTGATATTCCTGTTGATAGTGCAGATTTAAGTAGACATTGTCAGAATCCTATATGGTATGACCCAAAACAATTTGGCTATAGAGATGGAACTAAGAGTCAAGACGATGAAATTTATAGTATAGGTGGTCAAGATACTATCTTTTGGCAACAAGTAATTAGTGGAACTTTCGATTTTCCTAGAGGGCAAAATGATTTATATTATGGTCATGATATTTATACAGGTCAAAGAATTGCATTAGCAACAGTTACGAATAATAGAAAATGTGATGTTACTGAAATAGGGATCAAATCAACAGTTTATAAACGTATTCAATTTGCAAATGTAAAAAGTCAGCCTGAAAAAGAAGCATTAAGGAAACTTATCATGGATGACCGAACACAAATACAACTAGGTCAAGTCTCAATGTTTGCGGATAGGATTTCTTTGTTTATGTTACAAGCTAGACAAATAGGAGATTCAAATTGGGAAAATTTAATTAATACATTAGAGAACCATCTTGGGTTATTTGCTGTTAAAGGAAACACACCAGAATCACAATACAATGCTATTACTATTTCTCATCCTGCCTTAGATCAATATGAATATAGGTTCAGACCTTATCCTGGCAATTACATAACTAGAAATGCAAATTGGGATCAAAGAGTTAATTTATTGACAACAGACTCTGGTGGATTAGGGCAAGTTTCACACTTTTCAGCAAATACTACTTTTGGAACATTTGACGTTGCCTTTACTGGAGATGAAGGATTTACGATTTCACAAGCTGTTGCTAGTAATAATGAATGGCAACTAGGAGAAACGACAAGATCCACTGTCGGGACAGTTTCGAGTGCAAGGCTTAATGGAGTTACAAGTTGGGTTGAAAATCCAAGCTTCAACGGAGTTATTACAGAGTATAGGAAAGAACTTGTTCAAACTTTTGTTGGAAATCATCAATACAATATTGTCTTATGGAATCAAACAAATGCCCCAGGATGGGCAGCCGTTCACGGTTGGACTTGGGTTCTATATGGTGTCCCTGGTCAGCCTGAAATTAGTTTAGGAACAATATTTCCTAATACAAATACGGCATGGCCTCAAGTCTTTTTTGCTTTTCCTAATGGTAAAACCTATATTCCGTTAGACCCTGGTACTTATTATCACCCAAACAATAACCCCTATCATTTTTGGGTTGGGGTGGAAGAATATAGATATTCAACCCGAACCATTCAACCTCTTTTACATTTTGAGGGATCGGTTCCTGTTACAGGAGGAAGTGGTACTGGACTGAAAGTTAATTTAAAAGTTTATAAACAAGAATATCAAACAGGCCAATATTATTACAAAGCAGATTGGACTTTAGACCCTCAAAATTTAGGTGAAGATTATCAAAATGGTGAAACAGTTGTTATCCCTTGGACAGCAGTAGGAGGTGCTCAAAGAACTATTAATGTTCAATTGTTAGTAGAGACTACAACAATAACAACAAAGGCAGAACAAAATTTTAATCCTTATGATGTTCTAAGTGATTGGAATGTTTATGAAGGAGATGAAAACAGTAACCGTACTAATCCAGAACATGAAATAGTTTATGTAAATGAAATACTAAAACCTGCTACAGAACCAGGTACGGATGTAGAGAGACCTGCGGAATATAGTAATTTGGCTTTTGCTGGTATTAAAATTAACAGCTCTAAGGAATGGGTTAATTTCAGTCAGTTATCTGCTTACTTTAAAAAAGGGATAAAAATTTATGATCTTATAAATTCTTCTATTAATGGTGATGATGATATTACATGGGCTGCGGATGATTCATCTAATTTATTTCCTGAAATTGCTTATTCCTTGTTAGCCAGTACAAAGATAGGTGCTGGAAAACTTGTTGGTATTGACTCTGTCGATTTTAGAGCGATGAAAAATGCCGCTGAATATTGTTCTAGAAATAAATTCTTTTGGGATGGAACAATTAGTAGTAAATTAAATTTAAGAGATTTTATTTTTGAACATTCTGGTTATTGTTTATTAGATTTCACAATAATTGGAGGTAAGTTTAGTCTCAAGCCTTCTGTTCCTATTAATGGAAATAATGAAATTGATAAGACAATTTTGCCTGATATAAAATGTTTATTTACTGATGGCAATATTAATGATTTACAAGTTTCGTTTTTGAATCCAGAAGAAAGACAAACATTTAAAGCAGTTGTTCTTTATCGTGAAGAAAAAGTAAATGGTTTCCCTGAGACAAAATCTATATTAATCAGAGAGGATGCCCCCTACGGATCGGATTCTGACCCTGTAGAAACCTTTGACTTGTCGAGTTTCTGCACGTCTCGTAAGCAAGCAATTTATTTTGCTTATTTTGCTATCAAATCAAGACGTTTAATTGATCATGGAATTACTTTTAAAACAGCTCCTCAATATGTTCAAGGATTAGAGCCTGGGGATTATTTCAGGTTAGTTTCAGAAGTCACTCATACCAGTAGGTTTAAGAATGGAGCGAAGCTAGAAGACGGAACAATTGTTAGTAAAGATGATATGACGGGAAATGAAGACGTTCTATATTGGATACCTGGAAAAGTCGGTGAAATACTTCCTTCAAAATTATCTGAGGCTCCTTCTGGTTGTTTGTTTACTGTTAAAAATACAACAACAGAAAATAAGGTTTATAAATGTGAAACTATTTCTTATGGTGAGGATGGTTTGTTGGAGGTGGCTGGTAGCTTTGCTCCAACAGAAACTGACCCTGCAACAAAAGGACAACTTTCTGTTATGCAGGGATGGGGGTTAGATCGAGATATTCCAGATTTCGTTACCGAAGAACTAACAGGCGCCACGGCAATGCAATCTTTAGGTGGGTCGTAATGTGAATATGTTCCGATACACTTAGTGGAAATCAAGTGTGATTTTCAAGCATTATCTGATTTTTTAACATGGCAAGTCCTAAAGATTTCCCAAGCATTAAACCAACTTCCCGAAGTTATTCTCCTGGGACATATCCAAGTACTACATTTGAATCGTTAGATGGTACAAAGACACATTTGCGTTTTGGTAATCAAAGGGTTAATGCAACTTTGACTCTTGGATTTTCTAATATTACTGATGCAGAAGCTTGGGAAATTTTAGAGAATTATAGAGATGTAAATTCTGATTGGGATTATGTAACTTTTAATTTTAAATCAGGTTTGGCAGGTGTCGGAGGAGATGGTCACACGTCACAAAGTGGTGCATTAACAAATTTAGCTACTTATATGGCAGAAAATAACAGTCAATCAGGTGGTTTAAAATGGCGTTATTCTGGGCCTCCTTCTGTTACAAGTACCTTTAAAGGTATGAGCAATGTGAGCTGTAGTTTTGTTGCTTGCCTAGATGCCCCTTAGAATAAACACAACGTATTGATTTTTTAGGTCGTGGCTTTTTATAGCGGAAAAGATGGACAGCTTTTTATTGACGGCGATAAAGCCGCCAAAGTTCAATCTTGGTCTTTTTCTAGTTCACAAGCTGTTCTTGAAACAACTTCTTTAGAAGACACAGATCGAACAATTGTCCAAGGTGTAAGAAGCTATAGCGGTAGCGCAAGACTGTTTTACTATCAAGCGTCTGCTGGTTCTGGCGGAGATGTTACAGATTTAATTGGTAAATGCATTAAGGCTGCAAGTGGTGGAGTTGCGGCTGCTTCTACTGCTGCAACTTTAAAACTTAAAATTGTTGACGGTTCTGCTAATGGTCGTTTTATTACTTTCTCTACTTTGATTACTGGAATATCAATGAATAGTGCTGTTGGTGAAGTTTTAAGTGCTGATATTAGTTGGGAATCAAATGGAGCACCTACAGAAGTATCTATCTAAATCATGGGTGTTTATTTTGGGCAATCGGGTGAAATAGCCCTTAAAAGAGATGCACTTCAAGCTGCTTTGCAGACGAAGTTAGATCCTTTTGATGTAAACACTTCAACAAAGAGATTTAGTGTTGACCATAGTTCTGGATCGTTACTTACAGGAGATGAAGTTGAAATAGCAACCGTTGATGAATCAAACCTTGAGCTTGTTAGTGGTCATAATTATCCAGATGGCAAATGGTTTATAAATGTTGATCCTGTTGGTGGAATAAAGTTATTTGATAGCTTTTCAAAAGCAATAGAAGGATTAACCAGTAATGCTTTAACTCTTGTTGCTCCTAGTTCTGCAAAAGATATTACGATTAAAACTCGAAATGAAAGATATAGACACGTTGCCAATGTTCGAGATTTTGAGATGACAACGAGTAGAGAGCAAGTTGATTTAACAAATCTTGGAGATGAATTTAGAAATCAATATGAGGCTGGATTAATTAGTGGTCAAGGGACAATGAGCTGCATTTGGGAGCATAGTTATGACACAGGAGATAGAAAAAATGAATATGGAGCTGAATCTGAATTTGCGTTTTATTTAGCTCAACTAATTGTTAGAACTCAACAGGGTTCGGATTTTGATGGTTTATTTTACATTTATAGAGATTCAAGTAATAAAAAGAACAATGTTTACTATGAAGCAAATTGCATTATTACTAATGTTGCTGTAAGTGTTAACGCTGCCGAAGTTATAGAGACAAGAGTTGAATTTGTTACTAATGGAGTTATCCGATTAAAGACAGGAGATACGGCTGGTTACATCCTTCAGGAGAACTCAGATCTAGTCCTTCAGGAAAATGAAAGTCCCATATTGCAGGAACAGGTTTAAACTATTGCTAATGGTTTTTAGATAGTAGTCAATGGCTGATCTTCAGATAAGTGCTTTACCCGCCCTTGGTGAAGCTGGTATTCAAGCAACTGATGTATTAGCCCTAGCGGATCTCAGTGCTACCGAAACGAAAAAGGTAACTGTAAAAGATTTAGTAGCTGCTGCTGTAGCACTTTTAGATTCTGGAGATATTCCTGCTGCCAAGGTTGCAACGCCTTTTGCTACTGATGCCGTAGCGACCGCAACGATTCAGAACTTAGCTGTAACTGCTGCCAAGATTGCTAACTCAACTATTACTGCAACGCAGATAGCAAACACAACGATAACTGGAGCAAAGTTAGTTAACGATACTGTTACTGCAACACAAATCGCTGCTAATGCGATAACTGCTTCTGAATTAGCCGATGATGCTGTAGATACTGCTGCTATTGCTGATCTTGCTGTTGATAATGCCAGAATTGCTAATACAACAATTGCTTATGCAAAATTAGATTTAAGTGATGGAGATATTCCTGGGGCAAAAATTGCGTCAGGTGGAATTACTGCTACTCAATTAGCAACTAATTCTGTTACTGCTACAGAACTTGCTGATAACGCTGTTGATGCAAATGCAATTGCTAGTGGAGTAATTACTGGAGCTAAAATTGCAAGCAATACTATTGCTGCTGGAAATATTGTTAATAACACGATTACAGCAACGCAAATTGCTAATGGGGCAATAGGTAATGCTCAAATAGCGGCGGGAGCAATAGACGCATCAAAGTTATCTGGAGCCTTAGCAGCAACGTCAATTGCTGATGATGCTGTTTCTACTCAAAAAATACAAGATGACGCTGTTGATAGTTCTAAGCTTGCAGCAAACGCTGTTGATGCAGCAGCTTTAGCCGATAATTCTGTTGATGCTGGAGCGATAGCTAGCAATGCTGTTATCGAAGCAAAGATAGCTGCAAACGCTGTAACTAATGCGAAGATTGCTGATGGCACGATTACAGCAGCTAAGTTAAATACATCAAATGTTGATAGGTCTTTAAATGTAGCCAGTGGGAACCTTGGAATAAATAACACAGTTACTGCTGCTACTCGTTCAGGAATAACATATAACGCTCAGGGACTCATAACTGGAACCGTTGCTCTTGCGGCCGGAGATTTACCTGTTGCTACTACTTCTGCTGTTGGTGGTGTTTCTATTAGTACTGGTTTAACTGTTAGCGGAGCAGGTGCATTATCTCTTTCTAATTCTGTAACAGCAGCCACAATGAGCGGCATTACTTACAACGCTCAGGGTCAAATTACTGCGACAACTGCATTGACGGCTTCTGATCTTCCAGTAGCAACAACCAGTGCTAAAGGTGCGGTACAAATTACATCTGGAGGAGGCTTAACTGTTTCTGGGACAGGTGAACTTATAACTTCAACAAGTGGAATTAGTGCAGGTACTTTCACGAAATTAACTGTAAACAATAAAGGAGTTGCAACTGCTGGAGCAGCACTGGCTTCATCAGACATACCTGATCTTTCCGCCGCAAAACTAACAAGCGGAACACTAGATGCTGCAAGGATTGGAGCCGATACTATTGATTCATCTAAGCTAAGCAATTCATCGACCACAATAATACAATCTATAACACAATTAGGTTACCCAACAGCAGCCTTCACAGGCCAGCTTCTCTTTGACCCGATTGCTGAAGATGCATACCTATGGGACGGGAACGCTTGGAATCCGATTACTACTTTAACCAAGGGAGCCTTGGTCAGATTAGGAACTTATAACGCTAATTTAAGCCAAGTTGATTATGTAACTGCGGCTGGATCTGCGGCTGGTTTAACTGTTGGTCAAAACTTGCCAGTTGCATCTGATTCGGTTGACGGTGGATACGTTGTCATTTCGGTTCAAGGAACTCCAAGCGGTGTAGCAGGGATAACTGGACAGCTTTCACCTCCTGACTATCTCCTTGGAGTAACGGCTAGTGCGTCTTCTAGTTCATGGGTAGAAATTGATCTTTCAACAACTGTTGCTTCTCAGCAAGCTTCAGCAATTTCCTATACCCCACACGGTCAACTCTCTTCGACAAATGTTCAAGCAGCTTTAAATGAGATTGAAGATGAAAAACTAGCAAAAGCAGGTGGTACTGTCACGGGTGAGCTGTTAATTGGTAATGCTGGAAGCCTTGTTTTTGAAGGATCTACTGTTGACGCATTTGAAACAAAATTAACAGTTGCCGATCCAACGACCTCGGACAAAACTATTACTTTGCCTAACGTAACTGGAACAGTAATTACAACTGGAGATACTGGAACTGTTAACAGCACAATGTTGCTTGATGGAACGATATTAAATGCTGATATTAACGCTAATGCCGACATTGCACTTTCAAAACTAGCCGATATTACTTCTGCTCAAATCATTGTAGGCAACGGATCAAACGTTCCAACAGCAGTAGCAGTCACAGGAGACATAAGCATAAACAACGCAGGACTTACAGCTATTACTGCTGGAGCAATTGTTAATGCTGATATATCTGGATCGGCTGCAATTACAGGTTCAAAAGTAACAACAGGAACTACAAGTGCCGTTGGTGTTTTACAACTAACAGATTCAACTTCAAGTACAAGTGCTACCACTGCTGGAACTCCTGCTGCTATTAAAACTGCCTTTGATTTAGCTACAACCGCTAATACCACTGCTGGAAATGCCTTGGCAAAAGCTGGTGGAACAATGACTGGCAACTTAATTCTTGATAACGCAAAAGAAATTAGGTTTAGTGAGGCAGATTCAAACGGTGCAAATTATCTAGGGTTAAAAGCTCCTGATTCCGTAACTGCTGATATTACTTGGATTCTTCCAGCAACTGATTCGACTGGAACTCAATTCTTAAAGTCTGATGGATCTGGAAATTTAGGCTGGGCTTCTGATAGCACCGTAGACAATACCAAACTCCCCTTAGCTGGTGGCACGATGTCAGGTGACATCAATCTAGGAACAAACGATATAACAAACGGCGGAACAATTACAGGAACCTTCGTAGGAAATATTACGGGAAATCTTACTGGGACAGCAGACGAATTTACGGTTACAGCTAATAACTCAACTGACGAAACCGTTTATCCATTGTTTGCTGATGGAGCAACAGGTTCACAAGGAGCCGAGACAGATACTGGCCTAACTTATAACCCTAGTACTGGTCTTTTAACGGCTGGTGAATTTGTAGGAAATTTAACTGGTAATGCAACCACAGCCTCAACAGGAACAGCAGTCAATGTAACTGCTAATGAAAGCTCCGATGAGTTGCTATATCTTGCAATGGTTGATGGAACATCTGGAGCTCAAGGAATTGAAGCTGATTCAAGTTTGCAATACAACCCGTCTACAGGATTAATAACGACTACAGGATTTGTAGGAAACTTAACTGGTAATGCTTCTGGAACAGCAGCGACAGTAACGGGTGCTGCTCAATCAGCAATCACAAGTGTTGGCACGTTAACTGGTCTGACTGTCAGTGGAAATATTTTGATGAGCGGGAATGGAGCAATTGATGTTGCTGCTGGAACGGATGCACAAAGACCTGGCTCTCCTAATGCAGGAATGTTTAGGTTTAATACTGATGATAATAAATTTGAAGGTTATGACGGAAGTGCTTGGGGAGAAATAGGTGGCGGTGGCGGTGGCGGTGCTACAGGCGGTGGAACAGATACTATCTTTGTTGAAAATTCGCTTGTCGTAACAACAAATTATACGATTGGGAATAATGGAACAACGAACAAAAGTGCTTCAAGCGTTGGCCCTATAACTATTAATGCTACAAAGACTGTTAACGTCCCAACAGGGCACAGATGGGTAATAATATGAATATATAGCTGTAAAACTCCAAATCAGTTAAACTTTAGAGTAATAATTATAAGCTTTGAAATCTAGGGAAAAACTATGGCTTATGGAACCGTCAAATGCGACAACGTTATCTATGATGACAGTGGTGATCAAACCCTATCTGTAGCTAATATTGCCACAAAGGCATCTCCTTCCTTCACAGGAGCTGTGGGTGTAGCAGGTGAATTTGATATTACTGGACAGTATAACCAAACGGTTCCAACAGCATTAGCAACAACTGGGGCCTTAACTGTTGATACATCTTTAGGTAATTATTTCACTATACCTACTATGACTGGAAACATAACAGGCTTCACTTTTACTAACCTTCCTGCAAGTGGAAAGGCTTATTCCTTCACTCTTGAAATTGCTACGAGCGGCACTCCTCACACTATTACATGGACTCCTACGGTTGGAGGTGCTACCAAGAACTGGTATTGGCCTGGTGATGCACCAACTCTTGAAGCAACTAAAACGTTTCTTGTCTCTGTAGTAACAGATGATGGAGGGGCCACCTTCAGAGCTATTGCGACTAAAGCTTATACGAATTAATCATGGATCCTATAACTCAACAGTTATTCAAATCAACAGGCGTTAATTATACTGACGCAGTTTGGTTTCAAGGTGCTGTAACAAATTCAACTGCTCAGGGCCTCGGTGTTTTGCAGCTACATAATAATAGTCCAACAGAAACAGCATGGGAAGTCCCTGGTGGTGTAACAAGTATTTCTGTCGCTGTTATGGGAAGTGGTGGAGGAGGACAGAACTTAAGTAATCTTGCTAATACAACATCTTTTGCCTGTGGTGGGGGGGAATTAGTTTGGAGAAATGGGATAAGCGTGACTCCTGGTCAAACTTTATATGTTCATTGTGGTTCAGCAGGTGATTCGGGAGTTGCAGGCTCTTCAGGTATCGGGTCAAAGTACGTCTCTGATACTTCTTACAATGAAACTGCTTGGACAGATTCAGCAGTAGCTAATTATGTACGAGCTTCTTATATTAGAGCTTGGGTTTCTGGATCTAACAAATTTGTAGTCTATGCAGAAGGAGGTTTAAATAAGAAAAATGATGATACTGGCGGTGGTAACGACGCTGGAGGGAGAATGAACGCCTACACTTACGGGACGTTAGGAACCGAAGATACAGATTGGAGACATAGCCCAGGTGGTACTGGTGGAGGAAGATCAACTCAAGGAAGCAATTATCAAGCGTGGTCAAGAGGTTCGGGTGGTGGTGGTGGATGGACAGGAGCGGGTGGAAATGGCGGTGCAAACAACTCTGGCCAAGGCGGCGGTGGATCAGGTGGTGGATCAGGTGGTGGAGCGTCAAGTAATAGTATATCTGGCTCTTACGGACATGGTGGGCATACCTTCATGTGGGGTTCAGGAGATAGTGGGTCAGGTGGTGGTTGGCCTAATGGACTCGGTGGTGCAGGTTCCAAAACAGGAACAGGAGCGTCAACAACTCCGCCAGATGGTGTAGGTCAAGGTGGAGGCGGCGCTAGAGATGGATGGGTCGGCCCTAACGCTATGGCACCGCTTTATCCTGGTTGGGTTCGTATTGTTTGGTCTACAAGTGGACAAACAAGAAACTTTCCTTCTACAAACGTTGGCTATCCAGGCTAACTCCTACAATCCTTAAAAAGGCTAATGACTGAATACAGAAAAAGAGCTGATGGAACGGTTGCTATTTCAACTGATCTTTTTAAAGCTGCAAACAGAAACACATCTTTTCCTTCTATACCAACAGAAGACAACTGCGATTCTGTAGGTTGGGATATTGTACAGACGAGCACACCTCCAGCAGTCACACCTCCTTACGAAATATTTGAACGTGATGGAGTAGAAGAATCTGGGGGAAAATGGGTTGAAAAATATAAGATAACAACAAGGAATACATCAGAAGTTGATACAGAAAATGCAAATTTAGCTAGGTCTGACAGAGACAGACTTCTTTCCGAATCTGATTGGACACAAGCCGCAGACACAGCCTTGTCAAATTCAAAGAAGGCAGAATGGGTAACATATAGAACAGCCCTAAGAGATCTCCCAACAGCTAGTGGTTGGCCTCATACCCACACCTTGCCTACTAAGCCATCTTGACGGTTAGGGCTATAATTTGAAGGCAATGTATTATTTTTATGTCTGACCGTTTAAGCCTTGCAGCCGAAGTTAAGCAATTACAAGCTGATCAAGAGACTAGAGCTGCTGAATGGAAAGAAAATCAAGCTGCATTAGAAGCCAAAGTAGCTCAATTAGTTAAGGCAAATATGGATGAAATTGGATGATTAAGATCCTTACCTATATAAATGCTGCTGCCCTAGTGGTGGCAGTAGCTGGTGGTACGTTTGCCTTCTTTAATCGTGGCAAGATTACCGAGTCCATTATGAGTGAAGTGCAAAAGCAATTGCCTTCTCTTGTTAAAGGAGCAATGCCATCTATACCCAAAATGCCCTCCTCCACTGGTTCCGTAAATCCATTTGCTAAGTGATTCAATTTAAGTCATTTAACGGCCTAACTTCTTTAGTTCTGGGCGGTGGTTTGATCGCTACGAACTTTATGAGTCTTAACCTTTTAGCTCGTAAAGATTCTGGTATTCCTGATATAGCAAAGCTTTCTAATACTCCTTATAGTTCAATTCAAATCAGGAGCGAGACTAAGCCTGATGGTGCAGAAGAGTGGATGTTTAATTCTAAGCAACACGATCCAAAGCTAGTTACAACAATCGTTGATGATGAGAAACCTACCTTTAATGGTGGCGTTAAGAAGAGATATACACATAAGCAAGATGTGGCTCAATTTGCAATTTATCCAAAAGGTTCAGGAGGAAAACTGACAGCAGATCAGATTGCCTGTATTGAAAAAATGGCACAGGGTAAGTCAAATGGAATGATGATTGCTGACGCTGCTTCTGTTCAGGTAACTCCAGCTATAGCAAGCGTTCCTATCTTAGGGCCAGTATTGGCGGGTATTTTCTTTGGTCAATCTAGAAAGCAGATTGGCAATGCTGCTAGTGAGCTTGCTGGGCAATGGAACGACTGCTAATATGTTTTTACCAGACCCATTATCAAGCTATTAATTTAGCCGCTGCTCTGTTGGAGCGTCAGTACCAAAGCCCTCTAGTCTCGCAAGTACTGGAGGGTTTTGTTGTATGGAAATAGAAGATATTTCTGTTAGAGAGATACCTGACGCTTCAATTAATACAACAATAATCCGTACAGCAAACCCACAATTTCCTAGCAATATAGGTTTTCCTGTTATTCAGATGCCTGGATGTGTAAGGGCTAGGACGTTAAAAAATAAGAATTTAGTAACCTCAGATCCTGCTGGGAATTTTTATGTATGTGATGGCAACGTACCAACACTTGAAAGCATGGCTGTTGATTGGGACGGGCTATCTGCTGTTGGGCCTGTAAAGGCAGACGAGCCAGCATTAATTCCACCTATTCCAAAGATAAATTCAAAAGGGGATAAGAGAAAGGAAGTGGAAGAAGAGGATAGCAAAAATGACGAGGAGGGAAATACCGATGTAGGTCAACAAGATTTTAAAGTTCCAGATATTGATGGACAGTTTATTGTAGATAAATTGCCCTGCCCACCATTAGATACACTTGCTAAAACTCCTGTTGGTTCGTTAGGTAAAGGCGGCCTTGCAAGGATAAAAGGATGGAAAAGAGATGAGCTTACGGGTAAATGTGAAACAGTATGGGAAGGTTTAAGTCCATTAGATATTGCAGGTAATTACGCTCCACAACCGACAGTCCTTGTTAATACATCTGTAATTGCAGTTACGTCAGTTATTGGTGTTACTGTGATTGGTCAACCAATAGCAAAATTCTTTCAAAAGCAAGTTAAAGGTCAAGTTAAAAGTTTTTCTAAAAAGATAACTAAAAAGCTATTAGCTCTTAGGGGGAAGAAGCCTCCTGTAAAGTCCCTCGCTGAAAGGAGAAAGGAGCAGAAAGATTCTCGGAAGTAACCTCAATACTGTGAGTGTGATCTGTCAATGTATTAGGAGGATTGACTAGTCTTACATCTTCACAGACAACATAACTAGGACTGTCTTTTGCATAGACAACACCTAGCTTCAATTGTTCTGCACATACTTTTAAACGTCCCAAAGCGTAATCTAGTTTCTTAGCTTTATATGCTTGTTCTAAATATTGAATACGGGTATTCATAGCAGCCACACAGTTATTAGTCATGCGTCTATCTAGTGGAACGGCAATCGTAGCTGTAATACCATAGTTAAAACTTAAATTATTTTCAGCTTGTCCTGTCCTAATTGGTTTTGTATATAAAACTCCACCAGGATTAGTTAAGTTTCCGTCTGCATCTGTACTATCGTCATATACATTTTCTTGGTAATAAGGTTCAAATGGATCTTTCCAAGTATTTACTTTAGAAACGAATGGATTAATAGTAAGAGTCGTTCCACTGCAACGGATTCCATCACCTACTTCTTGAAACATAAAGCTACCACTTTGTACCTGAATACCTTGATTAATCACTGAGCCTTGGGATGTTGCAGATGGAGAGGCTATAGTCGTTGAGTTTGCAAATACTGGTTGACTAAATGTTATTGAGTAAAGACAGATACCGATTCCACAATAGAATCTGTTGTAGTGGTTCGGTTTATTGTTGTTACATTTTGGAGTCCAGGTTGGGCTAGACTTTCTGTAAAGGAAAAAGCGTTGCCAGCCGTTTTTATTCCCCAGTCGGGTTTGTTTGCTGGTGTTACATCTACTGATGTCCATGTGAATGTAATGTTATCAATTGTTTGAGGTGTACTTAGTACAGCTTTAGGTGAAATAGTATTTGTATTTAGTGGTTCGATATTATGACCAGAAACCACGTATTCATAGCCTGAACGATGATCTACCGAAGTTATAGTTTCAGTTACTACAGTCTTAGTTTCTTGTCTGCTGTTTAGAGTACCAGTTGAGAAGGTTGGCACAACGGGAACAGCAGAAACGCTAGTTCCTGCAAAGGATATAAGTAGCAATAACTTATATATTTTACGCACTATTTAATAGTAATTTCTGAACTATATTGAGCCGTTCCAGTAGTTCCAGCTCCTCCAGCGACTGTCGTTGCAATTCCAGCAGAAGTTACCGTACCAGCAAGATTTCCAGCTACTCCACCAGAGGTGACAACTGTATTACCAAAAGCTGGCATATCAGCAACAACTCCTGTGGAGACATCCACACCACTTCCTATGGCAGGGATAGCGTCACCTTGTAACCAGCTTTCAGAGAACGAAAATGCCGATCCAACAGTATTAACTTCGTAGACACCAACATCAAGTGTTGGGGCTGCTGTCGCTGACCCTGCTGTTATCTTTCCAAAGTGTTCTCCAGTAGTCACTTTCATGTTGTTACCAGAGACAGCGTAAGTAGATGGAACTCTAATAGCCTGAACTGCTGCCCCATCAACTTTTAAGCTTGTTGAGGCTGTGTGTTTGATCGAAATATCAGCTTGAGCTGGTGCTGCTAATAAAAGCAGAAGTGGAATAAAGCGTTTCATGATTAGTCAGGCAGCAAGTAAAGCGTTTCGCTGATTTTCTTTGCTGTTACATTAGCTATTTTATCGACTGGGCCTTGTTCATAAGTAACAACTAGAACGCCCCAAGCATCCTCTTTCCCTGTGATGGGACAGCTTTGTGAAATAAAAGTTCTATTAGGAAGTGGGGTACATTGAGCTAAAACAAAATGTCCTATTACTTCCTCATCTCCTGGCATCCAATAACCCGTTGGGATAGGGTCTATTGACGTTCTAGGAAAGTTAGCAATAGGAATAATATTTCTAGCGTCAGGCCAGTCATATAACCAAACAGATTTTATATCTCTGTTCTTAGTAAGGATGCCATTTAACAACGCTTCTACTTTTAGTTTTTTGCTTGGATCTTCTTCAAATAAGACGCTGATTTCTTTATCGCCTCCATCATCAACCATCTTTGATTCGTTGTAAGCCTTAAAACCAATTAGACCTATTGCAGAGATAGCAGATAGGCCAACTATCTTCATTAAAAACTTACTCCAGTTTTGTTCTGGAGAAATGATGTTTTTAACGGTTTCTATTGCTGCCTTCATAAGTAAGCCTTACTGATTTGAGCAAGTAAACCTAGCAACGCCAAAGCCGCACTAACAACTGCTGCTGCTTGGAATACTCTTTTTTCTAATTGTCTTACTCGATCCTCTAAATCTCCTATCTTTTCCTCTGCTCTCTTGAGTTTCATCTCTGTGCAGACAATACGAGTTTCTTGTCTTGCATCAATAGAAAGATCACCATCGATCATGTCAACCTCCCACTTTCAGGGTCAATAGACTTATTCGTGATCGGGTCAACTCTCGGCCCTACTGGGATTAGTTTTACAGGAGTTTCAATTCTAACTATCTGATAAGGCACGCCACCCATATTCCCTTCTGCTTTCTTTTTCTCTTCGTCAGCTTTATAAGTTCCATCACCTCTCTTTTTTGCTGTCTCCAATCCAAAACTGGCCAGGGCACCTGTAAACACGCTAGCTATGAAGGTTGGATCTATACGTTCTTGCTCTCCTAATCCTGGGATCGTAACGTAATTCAAAGTCAAAATAAATCCGCTCCAAACAACAACACCTAACCTTACAAATGTAGATAAGACTTGCAGTTGTTCTTCTTTATCATCCAAGCCCTCCTTTAGTTTTTGCAGAGGATTCTTCTTCTTTGGATCGTTTACTTTTTTCTCTTCCATGCGTAAAAAGTTAAAAACATAACTACATTAGACATAAATGGCTTGAAAGTAATGAAATTCCTTTCTCAGACGCAAAAGGAAGTAATAGCCAAGGCTCATGGCATAACCGTTGAATCTATAAATAAAAGAATTGAGCTATGGAGTTTAATTAACGATCCAGATATATCTAAGCCTGACCTAGTAGAAGCACAAAAGGCATGGATTAAGATTCAGCAAGGAACATGGCCTAATGTAAATGTCTGAGATTGCTGCTGCGTTAATTGGTGCTATGGTGTCAGCCTTACTGATGGTTCTTGGCAATCGTTCTAATAAACGCCAAGGAGACATTCGTGAGATCTTTCATCGACTCAACGCTATAGATAAAGAATTAGTAAGGCTTGATTCAACTAGACCAAGAAATTGGCGAGGACAATGAAAAACCCCTAGTGTCCTCTATGAAACTAGGGGTTTCTCTGATACATCAAGTCCCACCTCGACGTTTAATAACTTACTTGTGTGAGTTGTAAATTACAAAAATATTTTAGCCATTTCCATGAATATTTCAAATGAAAAAACTTTTCTTCAACAGCGAGCGAGGGAAACGCTTTACCCTCTGGGTACTTGAATCAGCTACAGAACAAAGTAACAACAGTCTTGTGCCAGAGGACGTTGACTTTATAGAGGCTAGACTATGGCCTAATCGAACATTAAAACTCCAATGAGTATGTATAAGACTGAATGGTTAGAAGAAGACCGTCAGAGAGTTATGAACATGGAACGCTGGTATATCCTCGATGGGCGGCATAGACCTGATCATCCTCAACATGGGATCTATACTGGTTTATCGGAAAAAGCAAATGACCTCGACAGCTTTGACGGAATTGTGTGATTGCCCTCATTGCAAAGAACTAAGAAGACAGCAAGCCAGGCATGGAAAGTGGCAAGAATTATTGCTACATATAAATAAAAACAATGAAAGAAGCGGAAGTTCCTCTTGATTTCTCTTTTGTCTTTGACTTAGCTCAACCTCCTAGTTTGGAAGATGAATTGCACTTAGAGAAAGAGATAAGGATGATTAAATCTTCCGATGATATTGAAGGGATAAAAAATTACGCAGTAGATACAGCTAGGCAGAATTATCAGCAAACTATTTTCATTGCCGGATGCCTTACTAAGATTGCAGAATTACAAACAAGAATTGTTAAAGTCGCCGAAATGAAAGAGCAAAAAAGCCCTAATTTGCTGAAAAAATTATTAAAGCTAAAATAAGATTGGAGTTGAGACTAGCTCCATTGAAAAGACAGAGCCTCTTGCATCCGATCCCCAGTGCAAGAGGTTTTGTTGTCTATGCAGACTTCTGGAATTTAGCGTTACTTCCTGTGCCTATCCACTTTATTTCGTGATCTGAAACAGGAACTTCAGGTTGTTGAACAGAGTACCAACGATGATCACAGGCAATACAATTCCTGCGTCTAATTGTAAGTTTGTCAGAGGTACGCTTAGTGCATACAACTCTAGTCCTAGTGTTCCCACATTCAGGACAGTCTGTTTGAATTTTATTAATCATTTATTGTCCAAATCCTTTGTTGTTTTTTTTGCTTTTCATTTTTGGTTTTCTTCGTGTTGAAAGACGAGGAGTATTGAAGTCTCTTGTCTGACGTACTGTGAAATCAGTCTCAGATCTAGTCTTAGGGATATGACTTTTAGACATTTACGGAGCTGGAACCAATATGTGTTGTGCGTGTTCTGAACTCCTGCCATCAGGCCATTTCACGTTGTAGTAATAACTTGGGCGTTTTCTGCTATTCAATTTTTCCTTCATTTCTACAATTGTTCCGGCAGTAGAATCTATTGCTAAAAAGACTCCTGTGTTTCTTTTTTTATTAACACGGTCATTAATCTTGAACCTCGGTGTTGCTGGCATTAGTTTTTTGTAAGTAAATTTGTACGAGTTTTTTCTTGCTGTGATGGGTTGTAGTCCCAGCTAATAATCTTAATTCTCTTGAGGTACGAGTTTCAAGGAATCTTGCAAATCCTTGATATGGTTTTGGACTTCTGTAAACAAAGGAAGAGCCAAGCCAATCAAGGAGTTTCATTTTACAGTTCTTTTTTCCAAAGGATAGAAGCTGTTGGATAAGTTGCTTTTAGTTTGTTAAAAGCCTCTTCTTTTGTTGTGCCCCATGCCCTGATTTTCATCCCTTGTTTTTTAGGTTCACAAACCCAAAACAAGTGAAGTTTAGGAACTGGCTTAGGCTCGCTTGCTGTAACAGATGTGAAATAAGTCATGATTCTTTTGCTTTTAGGATTGAATTGTTTTGTTTAGCGATAACTCTGTTTTGAACTGCCTGTTCCCATTCCGCTTCGTCTTGTTCCTTAAGTGCTGCATACTCTTTTTTAGTACAAATGCTTTCGACATAATTAAAAATAAGTTCTCTCATGAAAGCACTTACTTGTTTTTCTAGCTTCTCTTCTACATGATTCACAAAATATGTCCCTCTTGCTGATGGCAAAAGCACTTGAACGATATATTTATTATCTTCTTTTCTTGGTTTTAATCGACCACTCATGATGGAATACAGAATCGTTACTCACATATTAGGTTAGAAAAGGTTTTAATCCCATTCAACTTCATCTGCTAAACGTGCCAAAGTATGTAGAGAGTTAAGACTGTCTACTTTTCTTTGAATTTGAGCTGACTTAATTTGATTGCCAAAAGATTCAGCTTGCTCAGTCAAAGTTAATTTGTGGCAATGTTCAATGCGTTGGCAAGGATTATTCTCAAGATCTTTTGTAGCTCTAGCAAATTTGCCTCCAGTAATGACGGCAGTTAACTGACTTAAAGCTTTGTAGACCTCTGTTTTTGTTGTTGGATTGTTCATCCTTTTACCTCCATTTTTTGTTGCCAAGCTCGATCTGATATTTCTTTGGCTGTTTGGCCGTAAGAGTCAGAGATTTCTTCGTCACTAGGTTCGTAGTTGAATTGCTTATCAGCCTCATCTACATATTCATCAATGATGTCATGTACAAAAGAAAACTCTTGATTAGGTTCATAGCGATCTTTGTCTTCTTGATTTAATTCATCAAGTTCTTCTGTTATGTCTTGAACTCTTGCGTAAGGACAAACCCATCGTTTGTTATTTGCCAGTTCAGAAACAACTGTTGCTAGTGCTTTACGAAGCTCCCTCACATGAACATGAGGATTGTGCTTGATAAATGTTTCTGTTTGAACGCTATGGTTAATAGCTTGATTACAGGTTTTGATTAAAGTTTCTATTTTTTCAAATTCAATTGAAACTTTAGGAGAATAAGATTTGGTGGTTTTCATTGGTTTAGAAAAGGGCCATATATATGACCCTGTATTGGTTTAGAAGTTAGGTTCTACTTCGATTTTTCTAGGATTGATATTGCCAAAGCAACCATATCCATCGTTTGATTCCTTGCCTTTACCATTCAAGTAAACAACAGGTTTCTTTTCCTCTCCGTTTTCCTTACTCCAAACTTTGCCTTGCTTGTGCTTAGAAGTATCAGCTTCTAATGCCATTAACAAACTGATGAAACCAGGAATTGATTCAACAGGAATTGCAAGACCTATTGTTTTAGGATTCTTATCTGCATCATCAAAGGTGTTATCTCCTACAGACCACTTAACAGGGAAAGGAAAAGCAGGAACGAAATTAGATTGAAAGTCAGCCATAGTAATTGAAATGGTTAATTAGTTTACTTGTTTTAATGTCGTTTTTTAGAGACTCGACATTACATTTACGTCTGTTTGAAAGTTGCGTAAGAACTGCTTTTGCAGCGTGATCGACAGCTTCAGGTGTCATTACGGAGAGTCAGATTCTACTTCCGCTATTTTGGATCTAATGAAAGACAAATGCTCTGGAGTCGTAATAAATTCCGATATTTTTTCAGA